TTTATAGCATTTGTTTCCCAGTCACGATCGCCGAATCGTTATCCTCGTCAAGTAAAAACTTTCGTTTTACCCATGTTTTTATACGAATGTTGCACGAATGCCACACTAATGTTACCTCTGCTTTACCTTACGTCAGTTTATGTTATTTGTTGTTGACATAGGGCGAATCAAATGCTATAAAGTATGTATAGCAACAAAGGAAAAGCAAATGTCATACGCATATCAAGTAATCGGATCAGAAGACGGAACAATCGGAATCTGTGCAAGCCGCAAGCGGGCTATTGAAAAGGCGGTTGAATACGTCACGCAGAACGGTGACACATACGAGCGCACAGATACTAAGTATGGAGATGTATACATTGATGGCGGCGGGGTATCCGCAAGAGTAGAACGGTGGTTCTTATCGTGACATAATTGCAACGGACTGGGGGGTTGACATTTGGGACCCTCCAGTTTATACGCAGGTGATTCGGTGGGGTCAGGTATCCACCTATGAATCCAAAACAAAGATTTACTTTAGGGTGCGTCATAATGTCACACAAGACGGAACTCTATCTGGCAACGTTCAAACCTGTGCTACCCACCAATGTAGTGACAAATATGCCACAGCTACAAGAAAAAACAACAAAATACTTAAACTTTCTTTACTTAGTTATCAATGACTTATAAAATAGTTACTATTTACTATGTCTAAAACTTCGAAATGTGTTCCTATAGTATAGTAGAGAGAGAGAGTAACTAAAGTATAACTTAAGTTTCTCCTTAAGCTCCTCAACTACTAAGTAACAACTAGTAAGTATAATAACTGAGTGAAGTAACTTAAGTTATAACTATAGTTGTCTCCCCCTACAGATTGTAGTACTAAGTTCAACCAAGACGTATGAGTTCATAGAAAAATCTTGCTTACGGGTCTTGCCGATGGACTTTGTTCTGGAATCTGTCCTACCCACTTAAGTTACTTTTCTTATTGTAGTTGACTTAAGGTGTTGTAGCTATTGCCCATAGGGCAAGGACCAAATCCCCCTAAAGAGAAGTGTAATAGTAATATGGCTGAGAAGCTCCCTTACAGTAAGAACGTAGAGAAACACATCTTGGAGTGTATCCAAGGTGGTGTAGCTATTCGTCAGATGCTTGCTTCTATGCAACACCTTCAGGGAGCACCTAGGTCTCTGTCTACTATGTACAAGATATATGGTAGCTTCATTGAGACTGAGAGAGCTAAGATCAACGGTATGGTTGGTAAGAAGGTCATTGACCAAGCACTAGAGGGAGACTTCAAGTCACAAGAACTCTTTCTCCGTAGTAAAGGTGGATGGTCGCCCACTCAGACTAACATTGAAGTTGAGCAAGAGACTGACCCTGACCTTGACGAAAGTGCAGCCGACACCCTACTGACGCTGCTTGGAATGAATGATGACCAACCCGACGAGAAAGATAACGGCTGATACTATACGTCAGCTACCTAAACCTAAAGTAGATGCTCTGTTCAAGGAGCTTGGTCCTGTAAAGCTAGAAGAGCTTAAGCATGACTGGAACTTCTGGGCTAGAGACAACCAGTTAGAGCCTGAGGGTAAAGACTGGAATACTTGGTTCATCAATGCTGGTCGTGGTTTTGGTAAAACTAGGTCAGGTGTTGAGTGGGTAAGAGAGAATGTAAAGCGTGGTGTTAAACGTATCGCTGCTGTAGCTTCCACTAACTCAGATATTGAACGGGTTATGGTTAAGGGTGAGAGTGGTTTCCTCTCTGTCTGCTGGAAGGGTGATAAGACCTACGCAGGTAAGAAGATGGGGTTCCCTGAGTGGTCTCCTACTAAACGTACACTCACATGGGAGAATGGTGCTCAAGTACAGTTCTTCTCTGCTGAGGAACCTGAACGTCTCCGTGGCCCCCAGTTTGAATTAGCTTGGTGTGATGAGACTGCTGCATGGAATAAGGACATGGACACTTGGTCTATGCTTCAGTTCTGTATGCGTCTAGGTAAGCACCCTCGGATTATGGTTACTACCACACCTAAGCCCACTAAACTTATTAGACAGATACTTAAAGACCCCAAGACTGTAGTTACTACAGGGTCTACATTTGATAACTCTGCTAACCTAGCTGGTACGTACCTAACTGCCGTTAAAGAGCAGTATGAGGGTACTCGACTTGGTAGGCAAGAACTTTATGCTGAGGTACTAGAGGAAGCACAAGGTGCTCTTTGGACTACAGCAATGTTGGATGATGCTTCAGTTAAGCATGAAGCTGTCCCAGACCTAGCCCGTATTGTAGTTGCACTTGACCCTGCTGTTACCTCTAATGCTGAGAGTGACATGACAGGTATTGTTGTAGCTGGTATAGATGTGAATGGTGTAGCTTATGTCCTTGGGGACTACACAGATAGGTTGTCACCACAAGGTTGGGCTTCTAAAGCTATCCAACTTTACCACCAATATCAAGCAGATCGTATTGTCGCTGAGGTAAACCAAGGTGGGGATATGGTCAAAACAACTATACATGGTGAAGATGAGACAATTCCTTACAAAGCTGTCAGAGCTTCCAGAGGGAAGTATGCTCGTGCTGAACCTATATCTGCCTTATACGAGCGTGGTCTTGTTAAGCACGTTGCAAACCCTCCTGATGGTTCTTCACTAAACGAACTAGAAACTCAAATGCGAACATGGGAACCTTTAGGGTCGATTGGTTCCCCAGATAGACTTGATGCCCTTGTGTGGGCTATTACAGACCTCTCACTCAACGGATACAGCAAACCCAAACTGACCCTCGCTTATAGTAGTGCTAAGGGGCTTTCACGCTAATTAGAGAAGCGATAAGACAATGGTAAAGAAACTCTCAGAGGCTAAGGCTAAGTCAACACTTGGTGTAGCTGGTGATAATACACATAACGGTCAAATCCGTGCTGATGAGTTTCTGCCTGAGCTTCGTGGCAAGAAAGCTGTCCGTAAGTATCGTGAGATGCGGGACAACGATAGTACCATTGGTGCTGTCATGTATGCTGTTGAGCAAATCCTCCGTGATGTAGACCTTAACGTAAAGCCTGCTGACGATAGTGATGCAGCTAAAGCTGAAGCTGAGTTTGTTAAGAGTATCCTTGATGATATGGATCACACTCTTGATGACCACGTAGCTGAGGCTCTATCCTATTTGTCCTATGGCTTTGGCTGGTTTGAGGTTATCTACAAGCGTAGAGTTGGTCCAGAGGAACGGTCACAAGCTAAACGGTCTAAGTACACAGATGGTCGTATTGGTGTTCGTAAGATTGCAGCCCGTGCTCCTTGGACTATCAATAAGTTTGATGTAGACCAGAAGACAGGTGACGTACTTGGTATTGAACAGTCAGTTGGTATTATGGGTGGTAGCAACTACATCCCAACCAACAAGTCACTGTACTACCGCACTACAAGCCTTAACGGTGATCCTTCAGGTCGTTCTATCCTCCGTAATGCTTATACTTCTTATGAGTACCTGAACAACCTTCAAGCTATCGAAGCTATCGCAGTTGAACGTGAGCTTGCAGGTATTCCTGTTGCCCGTATTCCTGCTGAATACCTCTCAGGTGATGCTTCTGCTGCACAATCAGGTTTTGTACACAATCTGCAACAGATTCTTCGGGATGTCAAGTTCAACGAGCAGGGTTACATCATCCTGCCTTCTGACACCTACCCAGATAAAGATGGTGCTCCAACCAACCAACGTCTTGTAGATATTGAGTTGATGGCATCTAACGGTAAGCGTAACATTGATATTAACCCTATCATTAACCGCTACCAGCACGACATTGCTCGTTCTGTCCTTTCTGAGTTCCTTCTGCTTGGTACATCGGGTGGCTCCTACGCCCTGTCCAAGTCGAAGACAGACCTGTTCCTCCGTGCGCTTGAGAGTTACATTCAAGCAATCGTAGATGTTCTCAACAAACAGTTGGTTGAACGTCTCTGGCAGTTGAACGGTCTGAGTTATGACTTGATGCCAACTATCACTGCTGGTGATGTAGCTCCACACGATCTGCGTGAGATTTCTTCCTTCCTCCGTAATCTTAATGGTGCAGGTATCGACGTTAGCACTCACCCTGAGGTCATTCAAGACCTTATGGACTTGGCTGAGTTGGACTACGACCAAGATGCTGGACAACCTGCTCCGCCACCTAATGAGGAACAAGAGTAATGGCAACCTTAGCAAATACAGTCTTAGACAATGGGTTGTCAACCTTGACGACAAACGGTACTCGTATCGACATTTGTACTACTGAACCTACAACATATGCAGAAGCTACCTCTACTTACACTCTAGGTAATGGTACTATCACTACAGCTTCACCCACTGACCGTGTTGGTGGTGGTCGTGAGGTTGTAGTTGGTGCAGTGTCTGATGCTCCCGTTACAGTTACAGGGACCGCAGCCTTCTACGCCATAACCAATGGCTCTGATACACTGTACGCTACTGGTAGTTTGAGTACAACCCAATCTGTCGCTAACGGTAACACCTTTTCTCTTGGTTCATTTTCCATCGGTATCCCTGATCCTGCATAAAAGAGGGTTAGGCTATGGCGGTTTTAGAACCACTTAATATTCTTACAGGCCCACCTCAGTCAACCTCTGTTGATGACATTCGTTTAACTGACGATAGTTATGTAATTGACTGGTACACATATTTCTATGCACCAGACGTAACTCTGACACAAAACCATAGTATATCTGTTCTAGCTATACTGTCAGGTCAACCAGTTGTTTCTACTGTTGGGTTAATACAAAACTACAATATACAAGCTAACGATGTTGAGGCTAATCCTCCTGTAGTGTCTTCTACAGACTTGGTTGAAGACCACAGCTTGTTAGCCGATGGCTTTATTACAGATCAGACAGTTGTTCCCTCAGTGTCTATAACTGAGGTGGAGAACCTACTAGCGAATGGCATAACAACAGATACGCCAGTTGTATCAGATGCAACTCTCTCTCAGAGTTACACACTTATTGCTTCTAACATAGTTACCCGCCGACCCGAAGTTGAAGCTGCTGTTGATCCTAATGCTATCATAGCTAAAGAAATAGAGGAACTACAACAAATGTTTGGTGGTTGGAACAGACGAATATACGAAGTGCCTGATGGTCGTCTCGTTCAAGCTGAACGTGAGATACAGTCTACCTTTGGTGATGTAGTATCAATCGACAAGAAAGCCAAGAGCCTACTTAAGTTTGGTAAGTCCGCACCGTTAGCTGCCGACACGATTGAAACCGTTTGGTCACATGGTGGACATGAGGTTTATGTACAAGATAACCTTATTGACAGTATCTCCTCCTCTAATGTCGCTGACAATGAAGAGATTTACCTTGAGTGCCACACTGTCGAAGGTACAGGCACGGATCAGAAGTTCACCTTTATGACACAGACGGTAAGTCTGAACGGTAGAACAAGGGTTCCCCTACCAACTCCTGTAGCTCGTGTCTCAAGGGCATATAACAACAACGGAACTGAACTTCTTGGTGCAGTTTATGTTTATCAGGATACACCTCTAACGAATGGTGTTCCTACAGACAGAACTAAGGTTCACGCACATATTCCACAAGGCTTCCAACAGTCATTCAAAGGTGCAACCACATTCAGTGACGGAGACTACTATATTCTCACTGGGGGGTTTGGCTCTGTATCCAATAAGCAAGCGGCAAGCGTAGACTTCTACCTTGAGGTTCGTGCCGCAGGTAAGATTTTCCGTCAAGGTGCTGCCGTTAGCGCAAGCTCTACTGGTGGTTCATGGGACATTGACCTTGACCCCTGCATCATCATCCCCAAGAACGCTGACATACGAATTACTTGCGAGACTGCTACCCAAGGTGCTGTCGTATTTGGAAGTTTCAAGGGTTACTTAGCAAAGGTTATTGGATAATGAATAAAGTTCTTAAAGCACAATATGCCAATGACATCTTCACTACAGAGCCTGAAGCTCGTGCTAGGTCGATGGATATGGGCTTCGGTGGTGCTACTCACGTATCTACATACAATGAACAAGCCGTTTATATGCCCGCTGAGAGCCACGAGGAGTACTTAGAGTACTACCGTGGCGAAGAAGCTGAAGAAGACCCCTCAGTGGACCGTATAGAGGCTCTCAGAGCCATTGTACAGGAGGTTCTCAAGGAAGACTTCGCTAAGGCTGAATATCAAGGTGAAAAAGTCACTCTGAACAAACCTCGTCGCATTAAAGGTGGCAACAAGAAGTTTGAAGTATTCGTTCAGGATGGTGGCAAGGTTAAACGAGTTACCTTCGGTGATCCTAACATGGAAATCCGTAGGGATGACCCTAAGGCCAGAGCCAACTTCCGTTCCCGACATTCATGTGACACCAAGACAGATAAAACAAAGGCTGGCTATTGGTCATGCCGTATGTGGGAAGCAGGGACATCGGTGAGTGAGATGACGAAGAACATTGAAGGTAAAATCCTTAAGACCGACGACGAACAACGTATGGTCTTTGGTTGGGCCTCAGTAGTAACCGAAAAGGGTGAACCTGTAGTAGACCGCCAAGGGGATGTTATCGAAGCTGACACTCTTGTGAAAGCTGTAAACGAATTTATGGAGCACGTGCGGGTCGGCAAGGCCATGCACACAGGGGACCAAGTTGGTGTAGTTGTACACTCTCTCCCCATCACTAAAGAAATTGGTGAAGCTCTAGGAATCCAGTCTGACCGTGAAGGATGGGTTGTCGCATACAAAGTGTTTGACGATGACATCTGGGCTATGGTGAAGTCTGGCGAACTTGCGGCCTTCAGTATTGGCGGTCGTGCTCAAAAGGAGGAAATCTAACTTGCCTAATCTCCTAAAAAACTTGCACCTTGAAGAGCTTTCTCTTGTAGATCGCCCTGCCAATGCACAGGCAATGGTTAGCCTCTTTAAGCGTGACAATTCTGTCGAGGAAATCACTAAAATGACCGATGAAATGGAAGCCAAGGTAAAGGCGTACATGGAAGAAAAAGCATGTGGTAAAGAAGAAGCTATGAAAGCTCTTGGTTACGACATGATGAAATCAGAAGAAGAGGCTATTGAAGCTCCTGAGCCTGTCGAAGTAGACAAAGCTGAAGAAGTTGAAGAAGCCCCAGAAGCTGTTGAAGTGGACGTTGAGGCTCTCAAAGCTGACGTTGAGACACTCAAAGCAGAGAACGAGCGTCTCCGCAAGGGTCTTATCGACAACGGCTACGTAATCAAAGCTGAAGCTATCGAAAAGAAAGCTGAAGTTGAGATGCTCGAAGTTGAAGGCGAGATGGTAGTTAAGTCTGACATCCCAGCCCCAGTTCTTAAGGCACTTGAAGCTGCTGCTGTCGAGAAAGCTGATATTGAACTGGCAAAACGTGCTGGTGAAGCTCTCCCACACTTCTCTGTTGATGTAGCTAAGGCTCTCGTAGCTAAGTTCGCTGAAGAAGAAGCAATTATGGAAGCTCTTAAGGCCGCTGATGCAGCTTTTGAAGCAGCCATGCAAGAATTTGGTAAGTCCGATGTAGACGGTGAGTTCGCTACCTCTGCCGACAAACTGGATGCTCTCGTGAAGTCCTACATGGACGACAACCAACTCAAAAAGAGTGAATATGCCAAGGCTTACGCTGCTGTAGCGAAGACCGACGAAGGTAAATCACTTATCAACAAATCCTATAAAGGGGAATAAAAATGGCTGTTATGCAATCTCGTGACAACCGCACCGAAATCGCTGGTGTTGGTGGTACAACTCAATTCAAATTCGTAACTCTTGACGCAGGTGGTGCTGTCACTGTTGCAGGTACTGCTGGTGAGCAGGCATACGGTGTATGCTTGGTCGGTGCGGCTGCTGGTAACGCAACAACTATCTGTGTATCAGGTTCGGTTATGGTAACTGCTGGTGGCACTATTGCTGCTGGTGCTGCTGTTCAAACAGACGCTGCTGGCGATGCACTTACTGCTGCATCTGGTGACGTTGTAATGGGCTATGCCAAGGAAGCTGCTGTCGATGGTCAAATCATCGAAATCGAGCTTATCCAAGGCGGCAACGTCGTAGCCTAATCTAGCATTTAAAGGAATAATATAATGCCTCTTTTGACTCCATCTGCTGTTCATATCGACCAGCCGCTTTCGAACCTGACACTCGCTTACGTTCAAGAGCAAACCAACTTCATCGCTGACAAAGTATTCCCTGTTGTAGGTGTACAGCGTCAGTCAGACAAGTACTACATCTATGACCGTGCGGATATGAACCGTTCGGGTGATGTTAAGAAACTTGCCCCACGCACAGAAGTAAACCGCATCGGTATGTCACTGTCAAACGACAGCTACTATGCTGACGTATACGGTATCGGCATGGACTTCGACGAGCAAACACTTGCTAACGAAGATGCAATGCTGGAAATCCGTGCTGCTGGCGCACAGACACTTGTAAACCGTGTTCTGATTGAACGTGAAGAGCAGTTCGCTTCAGCTTTCTTCGCTGCTGGTATCTGGGGTACAGACGCTACACCATCAAACCTGTGGTCAGACTACACAAACTCAACACCAATCACTGATGTGACTACTGCTCGCCGCACTATGCAGCTTAAGTCAGGTGGCTTCAAGCCAAACACAATGGTTATCGGTAAAGAAGTTCGTGACGTTCTCATCAACCACCCTGATGTACTTGCTCGCCTCAACGGTGGCGCTACTGTTTCAAACACAGCACTCATCACAGACGCCAAACTTGCAGAAATCTTCGAAGTAGAAAACTTCTACGTCATGGAAGCTGTCAAGAACGGTGCTGCTGAAGGTCTTGCAGAAGCTAACGCCTTCATCGGTGGTAAGAACGCCCTTCTGGTACACACACCACGTGCCTCAGGTCTTATGACACCTGCTGCTGGTCTGACATTCGCATGGAACAACATTCCAAGCGTAAACAACCTTGGTATCACAGTTGAGAGCTTCTCAGACGATGCCCTGAAGCGTCAGCAAGTTGCAGAGCACATCCAAGTTAAAATGGCATACGACATGAAAGTCGTTGGTGCTGACCTTGGCTACTTCTTCGAAGATGTTGTAGCATAAGCTACTTCTCTTGCCTAAGATAAAGGTGGACCCTGAGCTTCGGCTTGGGGTTCAACCCAACTTATAAAATACCATAACAGTGAAATAGGAATAGAATTATGCACCCCACATACTTGGGATGGCAGGTTGATTGGCCTGTCTTTATTAAACGACCCCTCATGGCAGACAGTAAGACATGGAGCCAAGGGGAACACTTTAATTGGCTTGAACGTGGTATCGACCAAGACAAGGTAGCTACACTATACGCTGCTGGTTATGTCCACCACAATAAAGAATTAGAAGTCCAAACTAAGGTTGGTGATCGACTATCTGAGCTATCTGGTAAACAGCTAGAAACTCTAGTCAACTTGCTTAACGCTGAAGTTAAAGCTCGTACATCAAGCACCTCAGAGTTTGAGACTAAGAAGTGCAAGAAGTCTAAGATTGACGATAAGCAACGTGGTCTTATTCGTCGCTTCCTCAACAACAATCGTTGGGTAACAGAAGACTTTTACGCTATCCGAGATAAAATACTGAACGACTAAACAACTGGAGACGACTAAATGGCTTGGTCATACGATCCTACAGATTTGGATACAACTACGGCCTCAGGTCGTCTCAATACCGTGCGTCTACTGGTTGGTGATACTAACACAGAGGACCAACAGGTTCAGAACGAAGAGATTACTTTCGGTCTGTCTCAGAATGGTGACAATGTTTACTACGCTGGGGCATGGATTGCTCGTGCTATCGCTTCTAAGTACTCCCGTCAGGTAACTACAAGTCTTGATGGTGCTTTGAAGGCTGACTACAGTGACCTTGCTAAACAGTATAAAGTCATTGCCGATGACCTTGAGTACCAAGGTAAAACTTCAGGTGCTGTGATTGGTGTCCTTGCTGGTGGTATCACTAAGTCAGGTATCGAAGCCGTTAGAGCTAACACTAATCGTGTTGAAGGTTCATTCCGCAGAGACCGTTTCAAGAACCCTCCGAGCTACCAAACACCAGAATACGAATAAGGAGCTAAAGTATGACCTTCCGCTCCTATGACCTGCTAAACCTTGTAAGAGACTTTGGTTCAGAGGTAACGCTAAGAAAGACTAGCACTGCTGGTAGTTACAACCCTGCAACTGGTGCTGTAACTGGCTCTGCTACAACAGATTATACTGTCAACACCTACTTCTTTAATTTCTCTGTGGGGCTTCCGATTGGTGATGAGGTTCGTCGTGGTTCTAGTCGTTGTGTAATCCCTGCGCTGGGCCTTGAGGTAGAACCTGACGATGAAGATAAGATCATCGGTTTGGGTAGCACCTACGAGATTGTGTCAGTCCAGACTATTTACAGTAACGGCTCTGCTGTTTGTTATATCTGTGAGGTCAAAGACTAATGGCACAGAGAAAAGGTGGTATACAAGCGACCTTTGATGGTATTAAGGGTAAGATCAACACTGCTGCTGCTCAGGGTATAGAGGAACGGCTGCAAGACATAGCTGAGTACGCTGTAAGTGTATCTCCTGTTGATACTAGCGCTTATGTCAAATCGTTCTCAATGCTACGGGCAGGTTCTGGTGGTGGCCGTAAGAGATCATCAGCTAATAAGCCCAGACAACAAAATCCAGAAGCTATGAAGCAAGAGGCCATAGGTCAACTATACAGTGACATTGAGGCTTTGAACGTAAAGCAAGACCTTGAAGATGGTAATGCTCGCTTCACTCTTCGTAATCGTTCTGGGCACGCTAGAGATGTAGAAGATGGTAATAACTGGAAACGTACAGACGGTTACTACGTCTTCACTAAGACTAAGAGGAAGTTCGGATAATGGCAAGTATCTATGATGACATTCGTGCTGCCCTTGAAGTTAAGCTCTCTAACGTATCAGGTATTCCTGACATCGCTTACGAGAATGTTTCTTACAGCCCCACAACAGGAACTCCCTTCGTCCAGCCAAGACTTATTCCTGTTTCCCGTAGGCCAGCCACTAGGGGTCTGAACCCACAGAATCGTTACGATGGTGTACTCAGAGTTTTTTGCTATACACCTGAAGGTAATGGGCCTGCTGCTGCTGACGACTTAGCTAATAAGGTCATAGATGCCTTTGATGCTGCAACAGACATCTCTTTTACTAATGGAAGTGGTGATACAGTCATTGTCTCTGTTGACTACGCTGAGAGAGATAATGGATTTGTAGACAGCCCTTGGTATTACGTTGCAGTGAATATCGGCTGGTACATCTACTCATAAAGAAAGAGAGAATATGCTTAAAGCATCTAAGAATTTTGCCTATTCAGGTAAGACGTACTTCGTCGGTGATGAAGTCCCCGCTAATGTAGCTGCGGCTGTTGACGCTTCCTTTGTAGTTGGGACAAAGTCCCCAGAGGAAAAGCCTAAAGCTAAGAAAACAACATATACAAATATTCTTGAAGGAGAATAAACATGGCTTTTGCACAAGGTAGCCGTTCCAGCCTCTCATACATCACAGAGACTGGCTTTGGCACTACTCCCTCCACCCCCACTTTCGCTTACCTCCCAATGAACACACACTCACTCGACCTTACAAAAGATCGTGACTGGGAAAC